ATTATAGTTACAGGAGAACCTATATTTTCGTCATTTACCCAAGGGTTACCTGATCCTTTACCTCCTGTAAAACGGATGGATTGCCCTTGTCTACCTTCTATCTGTACATCTCCAGGTGTTGACCTAATTGGGTTGACAGTAGGGAGTTCTTTAAAAGCTCCTCCTGAAGATAGGTCTATGTTTGAATTATTAACTAAATCAGGGTATATTCCAGAGTTGGGATTATTCCAGGTATTGACTATTGATGTATAGTATTTTTGATTTGTATTTTCAGAAGTAGATGTAGAGAGGTTTGGCATTGATTTTATTTCTACTATCTCACCCACTACGGGTACTGTTTTTATTTGAGAACTACTCTGTAAAGCAAACGGAAGACTATTGGGGATTATTTCTTTTTGGTACTTTCCTAAAGGTTTGTAGAATACTCCATTGATTGATAGGCCGCCTCCTTTATTTTTATATTCAGGATGTTCTTCATCCAGTATAATATCTACTACTCTTCCGAATACTGTACTGTTTCTAGAAGATTTAGTGTTACTGTTACCTCCTCTAGATGATACTAAACTGTTTAATGAAGTATTAAATCCCATTACTCTTCTTTATCTTCTTCTGGTTTCTCTACTAATTCTTCTTTTACAACCTCCTGCTCCTCTAATAAATCTTGCAGTTCAGAGAAGTCGAACATATCTCCATCTCCTCCTTTTGATTGAATTGCTTCTAACCTCTGTATTACCGTTGCTAGTTTAATTAAGTGTTCATCATTCTTTACACCGATCTCCATATACTCTTTAATCATAGGAACAAGGAGAGTTGCATCTCCTATATTCTCTATTAGTGGTTTAAGCTCACCAATCAATCCTTTTACTTGAGATTTTGTCTCTCTTGAGTTAGTATAAATCTCTTCAAAAAGGTCAGATAGTTTCTTTCCGTTAAATATTTCTTTATCTGAATCCATATCTTTTATAATAAATAGATTATATATCTTTTATTACGATCCTGCCCTTTTCGTGGTATTTAAAGTATATACTGTAAAAATCATCTTTCAGAATAGAGATCACTTTAGTTAAGTGGGGTGTCTCACAATCAGTCATCTCTCTTATGTAGATATAGAGTGCTTTCTTCTTAAATATATCTAAATCGTTTCTTGTTTTAAATATGGTTAGTACAGCATCAGCTATCCTTTTCTCACTATCTTTACTAAATAAATCATCCATTTTGTCGTAAGCTTTCTCAACCCACATATCTAAAAACTGGCTTAATGTAATTCCTCCGGGAAGTTTCACATTCATACTACCTTCGAAAGATTCCTCCATATCATCGAAAGAACCTACCTGTTTTAGCTTTTTGTAGTTTTTATTGTTGTAGTTAATTAACCAACGCTTAACAATTGTACCGAAGTAGGAATAAGCTTTAGCACCGTGGTCGGGATCAAATTTCATTATCTTCTCTTCCAATAACATAGAAACTACCTCATGTTTTAGGTCTTCAATACGTTCTACATCTGTGTAGTAGAACTTAAAAGTATGTATAATATTCTCTGCTAGCTTGTAAAAAGGAAGGTAAATATGTTTTGTAAAAATATCAGCCCTATATTCTGGATCTACTGATACATTGTATTTTTTTATGTATTCTTCTGTTTCTGAAGTAAAGTAATTAGCTTTTGCTTTCTTTCTTGCCATAGTTTTCTGGGAGCATGTAGCGGTTTAGTTCTTCTTGCACTTTTTTTAGTTGTTCAAAAAAATAACCGACCTCATCATCCGACTTGAAAACTCCACGCTCGTCAAGACTCTTTAGGTGCTTTTGTGAATCTGTAATTAGATTTGATATATTCTGTAGGTAGCTTGTCTGATTCACAGTGACATCTTCGTACTTCTCTACTTTAATCAGTAGGTTACGTAGGGCAACCCCTAGTATAATTATTAATATAGAAAGAATTATTATAGTTACCAACATATTTTATAGATTTTTAAGCATTTTAGATAAGCCTTCGGAAGAATTTACCTTTCTACCTGTAGAAGCTGATGTTTTTTTAACTTTTGAAGTTGTGCTTCCTCCAGCTGCTTTCCACATATCGTATTCTACCTTAGAAGCTAAGAAGTCTGCAGTATGTAAAACGGATACTAATGCTGTTTTTTGTCTAGAAGATTCAACATTACTAAAAAAGTATGCTTCATTTGCCTTATCAAACACTCCATCATGACATCTGATACCTAAAAACTCTTTTTGATCTACTCTTACTCCAAATTTCTGTAAAATAAATAGAGACCTATCTGGGATAAGCATAAAATCTAAATCTGGATTGTAAGTATACATTTCTGAAAGCTTATCTTGTCTCCATTTATCAGTCTGAGGTATATAATTTGGCCGGTCTCCATCTCCTATTTTACCCAAATCATGGAAGAGGGCGGCGAAAACTAATTGCTCTTGAGTATAGTCTACAGTTCCACCCATTTTCTCATAAAGGTTGTGTTGAGCTATAGCAAATTCTACAACCCTATTAACATGATCTACATACCCACCAGCAAAAGCATTGTGATACCATGTCTTACCACTAGCAGGAGCCATGACATAGGTATCCTCCATATGTTTTATCATATTGTGACATTGTACAGCTCTATTAGTTTCTAGATAATGGTTAATTATCTTAAGATGTTTATCGTAGTTTTTTTGTATTTGCTCTGCTGTTAACATATTAATCTTGTGTTTCTCTGTTAAGTAGTGTATTTATATCGGAAATTATAGATGAAACTTCTTTTAGATGTGAATAAGAAGCAGCTCTATCATTAATACTTAATGTATACTTTAAGTTAGTTAACCGTGATTCTATATTATCTAATTTATTACTTATTGATTGTTTAGATCTCATATAATATTTATTTAATAATTTATTTATTTTAAAATAATATCTTCTTTATCTTAATAATAATACTAAGGTATATAAAAAAATTCGGAATAGCAACTATTCTATAATAAATTTTTCTTCAAACAGTTGAGAAGATGAGTTTGAACCGCCATCCCAATATATTTCTGCTCTAATTACTATAGTATCCCCTATAAATTCATTAGGAATAGGACCTACTATTCTTTTTCCCCACTTTCTTCCTGTGATTGTAGGAATATACTCTGTGTTATCTGGAGAGTTATTAAGGTATATAGTTGTTTCCTGAACAATATCGACCTCTACTCCGTTATTCATAACCCAATAGCTACTGGATTCAAAAGCAGATTGAACAACTCCAATATCATTATAGTAGTAAAATGGATCAACGTCATCAGCTTCTACAAAGATAGAAAACCTAGGTAGATAATCCCCTTCAAAATTTAAATCTACATGGTAATAACCGTTACTATCCTTTGAATATGGAATAGATAACATACCATCACAAAAGCCATCTAGACATAAGGAGGGACGAATATCTTCTTCGGTACAAGCTAGGGTAGTAGCAAGAGTAATTAGTAAAAGTAATTTAAAATATTTCATAACCGTTTTATTTATAGTATTAATATACGAAAATATATGTTAGTAACCAACTTTTATCAAAGAAAAAAGGCAGGTGGGGTAGGTAAAAGGAGCAAAGAGCGAAGCTCGCCGCGCAAACGCGCGAAGTTGCCCCGAAGAATTTATTAACAATACCTTCCTACCGATTCTCTTAATAGCTTTTCAACATCATACCTAACCTGCTTTGCAACATCCGATAGAGTGGTTGACTCTATATCCCTTATCTCCACACGTGGGTTGGTCAAACTAATATATGCCCAGAACGTATACCCTTGTTCCATTCCTATGTAATATCGATAGCCTTTGCCATTCTGCTGTATGACACTATGTGGGTACTGGGTCTGTAGTAGTTCAGTGAATGAGACCTTTATTGCTGAAAATATAGATGACTTTGATTCTACCATGATATATAACCTTTGTTTTTAATGTTATTCTTCAATATCTTCCTGTTCACCATTTAGAGTATTTACTAAAGTACTTACCGTAGTAGGCCAAAGTAGAGTACAAGCAAGTATCTCTACACCATTTAGTAATGGTCTATGTAATGCCCATAGTGTGATATTTAAAATAATTGATAGGATAAACCCTACTGAATTGTAGTATAATAGAAAATCTAACATAATGTATAATATAACCGTTTTATACTCTAATATACGAAATTATATTAGTGTTTGCAACTTTTTATTAAGTAAAAGATCGGTATATTGTTTTATTTTTGCACATTTCTCATAAAGCTCTATGCTCTCAAAGAAGAATAGAATCTCATTCATAGCAGCTATCGCTCTATCTAATTCAAAATCTGTCCCAATAGAGTAAGCTACTTTCATCTCTACTGGTGTGACTCTATCTAAATACCCACATAGCTTGGTAAAGTACTTAAGCTTTATCTTATCTCGCACTCTGCCATACTCTTCCTCATGCTTTAACGTATACATCTTATCTATCATATAGAAGTTCTCCACCCCTGTAACAACCATTCCTATTAATACAAAAGGGTTATCTAATAGATCCTCTACATCGTTCTCTTTGTATACTTCTTCATCTCCCTGTTCGAAGATGGAAAATAATGTGTGTGGGTCTAATTTATGCACTATCCTGTAGGTTTAACTATAAATAGTTCATATATTAATATAAAGCAAGCACCATGAAGCTACCAGTACTGTAAGTACGTCTATATATAACCTCCATAGTATAGGTCCAAAAGAATACTAAAAGGTCATTGACATATTAAAAACACCCCTATATAGAGAAAAAGTTGCAAAATTATTTTTTAGGTATCTCTTGTCTATTAACCAAAAAGTTCTTATATTAATTATATAAACAAAAAATGGTTATGTTATGAAAAAAGAAATCAAAGGAATTATTTACGTATTGATGATACTTCTACAATTCTATGTAGGGGTTACCTTATTAACAACTCCGGAGGATAGCAACTGGACACACTTTATGGTAGTACTATTCATTAGTATACCTCTTATACTCACATCGGCTAAGGACGCTAACGATATATAATATATACATATATACCCCCTATATGCTTAAAATCTATCAGAGATATACAACCTAGTATGGCTGTCACTACAGCTCTCACGACGCTATAGGGAACAATACTGTCAGTGTTATATAAGACTTACATCAGACTGCCATCTAGATGATATAAGGAATCCGGCACTTGGCCGGACTCACTTCTTAATATGGTATCTATATTCTATACTAACTCTCCTTGACTAATATACTCTACCATATCATCATATCTTATCTTATCTACTATCTTCTTACCTAATAGAAAAGTATATAGATGGATCATCTTATTGCCTATCTTATCTATATTGTATATAGAGTCTGATATTAATACATTATCTATATCATTAGTCATTCTATACTCTCTTTCTAAAGCCTCTACACTACCTCCTCTATACTTGTATGTAGTTGTTTTGCTGTAATCTCCATCTAATGAGAATGATTTACCTTCT